CAGCACTAACAATTTCCCCGTCAATGACCTCAGAATGACCGCCTATTGACTTCACGCTCATCAGCTTACCGCCTGTAGGCACAGTCTTAGCATATGCCGTTTCACTATCAGTTTCAAATTTATGTGTCACACCCTGACCGATGTCATATAACGCATTTACCCTACGTTGCAGTTCTTTATCCGTTAGCTTCACGTTAGCTATTTCAGCCGTATTTTCAGCTATCTTTCCGACAGCTGTTGTGTAGTCATCAGGCAGACTATCAGCCACCGCCTGTGCCGTCTGTGCAGCGGTTTCAGCGGCAGTTCTGTCCTCTGCGACCTTAGCGGCATGGTCTGCCACTGTGGTCTTGTTCGCCTCGACCTGTTCTGCCAATGTCTGCACAGCCTGCCTGTCTGTCGCAGTGTTGTCAGCATTGGTCTTGGCAGTTTTTGCGTAGCCTGCTGTTACTACCTTATCAGCCTCAGTCTGCTGTGCTGCCGAGGATGCTTGAGCTGCTGATACCTTGGCATCATTCTGAGATTTGACTGCTTCGGCACGTGCGGCTTCGGCACCCTGCATGGCGGTGTCTGCCTGTGTTGCGGACGTCTCAGCCGCTGTCTTTGCGGTTTCCGCACGGCTTGCCGCCTGCATTGCCGTGTCAGCTGATACTCCTGCGTTTGTGGCAGATTTAGTGGCGTTATTTGCCGCTGTTGTCGCCGTTTCTGCAGCTGATTGTGCTGTCTGCATATCTGCGTGCGCCTGTCTGCCTATGGCGTCTATGCGGTCTAGTGCGTCCATAGCAACGTCAGGTGACGGGATAGCTGTATCATCGATAGCCGCACCTATTCTCAGGCGGAATATGCGTGACTTCTTCACCAGCACATATTCATCACCTGACAGCTTCTTCGCCGCTATCTGGCACGATACTGTCTGCGCTGAACGCAGTATATCTGCTGTTGGCGTCCACTGTCCGCCTGTGATATCGACCTCATACTGAATGCCATCGCCGTAGTCTATCGTTAACACATAGCGGTCTGCGCCGTCTATCTCCATGCCCTCGACCGACACAGGACGGGCATTTGTTTCACCGACATAGCCCAGCAGGGCGGTGCTTAGGGCTACGTCATACTCTGTGTTTAGTGTTATTGTCAATTTAATCACCCCTCTTTACTCTATTGCAATATAATCAACATAATATGTTCCTGTTGGCACGTTTTCCACTGTTGACCCGTTATTAGAGCCCATACAGACGTTCAGATAGTACGACTTTCCCGAGCCACTAACGTGGGTGCAGTAGTTCTGATATGGTGTTGGTGTGTCTGTCTGCCGTAGTGTTGCTATTACCTGCTTAGGTGCAAAGGTCAGTCCAAGCGGTATCCGCATCAGCGCATTTGCTACCGTCATTTTGTGTTCCACAGTGCCATAGTGTATCTTGCCGGCTCGGCTCAATATCTCATCGATTTCCTCGCCTGCGTGTTGCATAGGATAGTCATTTTCAGTGATATCCTGCGCCAATGTCAAATTTTCATCAGCCATTATCTCGCCCCCTTAAAGCTGTTCTTCAACGCTCAGACCCACTGCCGAAATATCAGCACTCAGTCCGCCGTCAAAGGTAAATCCTAAATTCGTTATTGGTATATCATAGCTGTCTGCGCCGTTGGTGTAGGTCACCACGTCACCTATGTCGAAACGTGGGTCACCAAGTCTGTGGTATAGCTCAGTGGTGTACCATGAAAAGTCTCCTATCCTGCGCCACAGAGATTGTAGCAAAGACTCTGTCATGTATGGATTTTCAAATTCCAGCACACGCCCTTGCGTTGTATCTGTCACGCCTAGCGACAACGTTACATCTTCACCGACCTTGCAGATAATGCCCACGATAACGTTCTGCCTTTCTGACAGTGTTGGCAGGTCTATTGTGTTGGGATCCAATGTTTTCACGCTCTTGCCATACCACTTTCGGACGTACTTCCCATACCTGTCAACATACCCGAACTGCCCCTGAGCTGAGGCAAGGTAAGACAGCATTTGCCGCATGGTCACGTCCTTTGGCACTGAGCTGACCTTGAAGTAAAAGTATTTTGAGTACAGCACCTTGCCGTTCTTATCTATCAACCGCCTGCCGTTCTTGTCACGCAGTAGTCGCACCTCTGTATAGTCATTGCCGTTTTGCAAGCCCAATTGTCTGCAAATGTCGTCTTCAACGGATCTATTCCAGTTTGGCATAGGTATGTGTGGTACATACGGCTTATCCGAAAAGTAAAGTCTGTCCGCCATTGTCAGCTGAACACTGCCGCCCGACTTTTTCGACTTCACGCAGGTGAAACGCCCCATTGGTATCTTTTCGTCTGAAAGTATGCCGCTAGTTTCGTAGTCTACGAGATACAGATATGTGTCATACTCTTTGCCAAGAAACGCTGTTTCAGTGTCACTTATGGTCATGTTCCACGATTGCGAACACACGGCACCTAGTTCGATGTCGTCTGAAAGTGATGTTGCCTGCACGGAGCTATCAGCTGACATAATGCTGTCACCTGATATAACGCCCTCTGCATTCTCTATCCACAGCCGCCAAGTACGGCAATAGCTCTCGATACGCTGAGAGACGGGTTCATTCTGTACTGTATACAATTTTACCGCCTCCTAGCATTCGATTAGGTCTACTGCAACATTTTTCAGATACTTCATCGGTGAGACCCACTTTAGCACATCATATTTTGTGTCACCTGCATACATGGTACACGTTTGCTCAACAAATGTTTCATCTGTAAATGTCACCTTGAAAAACGGCTTGCTTACGTTAGAAATGTATTGATTTATTAGTGCGACTTGCTCACCTGTGAGGTGTACCCACGATATGATTAACTTTTTCTTTATGCAAACCATATCACCAACAAACATTCCGTTTGCTGAACGTCCTGTGTTATCCGACCAGATTTTGTTGTCCTGTACCTGCAAATCAGCAGGTACAGGCATTTCTACGCCGTCGAATTTTAGCATTGTGTCACCACCTCACTTTAGTGCAACGGACTTTTGCCTGTCCGTCTGGTTGTATCGTTTATCCCGTCAACAGCAACTTTTACGAAGCTGTTCTTGTCAGGCACGATTTTAACTGTCATTTCATTGTTTCTGCTACCGCTGTTCTGAGTATCTCTGTTTGCTTCACGTACTGCCTGATATACTGCTTGACTGATTGCCGCAGTGATCTGATCATTATTTGCAACAGCGTTTCTGCTACCGATAGAACCGACCATTTCAGGCGTGCCGTTTTCTCTTGCAACAAATAGCTGACCTGTCGCAGGATAACCGCCTCTTGCATATCCCTGCACACGATATCCTGGTGCTGTATAGCTTATCTGTGGTATAGATACAGCTTGTCCCATGGCGGCAAGAATGCCATTTGAGGCTATCTGTATTGCAGGTACCGCACTATTGAACGAATTGAAGAACTGGACATGGAAACTATCTGCCTTGTCGAGAATTGTGTTGAAAATGTCAACTATATCATTGATTAGGCTGTTTTTCCTCAGGTCAATGCCGTTTTTAAAGCGGTCTATAAATTTGATACCAATTGAGGTTGTCGTGGACTTTGTATCAAATGTTGTAACGGCTGATTTTGCTGTATTTGCTACGTAAGTGTTCATAAACGTTGACAGCGATTTTATGCCGTTCATGAAGCCTTGGAGGAAAAAGACACCGATTTGATGCGTTTCTCTTGACGGCGAATGTTCATCGAGTGCAAGCTTTAATGATTTCAAGCTGCTAAGTCCGAGGTCATTCGCAGCCGCAAACGCTTTCTTTTCCTTGTCGGACAAGGCGTTTGCAAAACCTGCAACACAATTTTCACCGCCCAAAGTGAATTCATTGAGCAAACTGCTGGTCATTCCTTTTACAGATTTAATAGTGCCGTCAGTACCCAATTCAATTCCCTTTGATAGCTGTGCGGCCATTTCTTTTCCGTAATCAGTCCAATCGCCTGTTTTTGCACCTTTTTTGGCGGCAATTACCTTGCCCCAACCGCCTATGTCAGCATGATTGAGGTCAATGTTTGACGGGCTAAGCGCCTTGACATATTCGCCAAGGTTTACTTTTGTATCTTTAGCAGCTTTCTTTATTACATCTTGCTGATCACTGAAATTTTTCTTTTGTTCCTTAATGTTATTACTATAGCTATCGTTAAAATATTTCCAAGCATCATCTGTCCACTGAAGATAATCGCCATACACATTCGTAGTTTCTTGCTGTGCAAAAAACTGAGCTTGATCGTCAATAGCTGTGTTTAATTGCGACTGCGCCTGACCTAAAATCTTTCCAAGTCCGTCCTTAACTGATTTTGTCTGTTCATCTGCACTATCGTTGATGTTCTTTTTTGCATTTTCAAATGTTTCTTTTGCAAGTGCAAGTTGTGCATCAGATACCCAACCGAGATCATGTTGTTCTATCGTCTCTTGGTATAGGCTTTCGATATAATCAAGAGAGTCTTTTTTTGCGTTACTTATTGCAGTTATTGCTGAATTTGCATTGTTCTGAACGTCTTGAATAGAACTTTTGAACGTATCAAAATCCTCAAAGTCGATTTTGGATAAATCAATCTTTGATAAGTTTTCCTTGTACTCCTTATATTCGTCAGATGTTTCAACCGATTTTGACAGAAAATATTTTGTCGCTTTGTTGAAATTCTCGGTTTGCTCGTCTGTTGGCGTGCCACCATTCCATATAGTATTATAATAATCGTTTATGGATTGTTGTGCCTTGTCAACATTGCCTGAAAGTTGAGAATTTAGAGCGTTCAGCTCGCTGATACTGCTTTGTATGTTTGTTTTTAGATTATCAGGTAATCCGTCCATTGCGGACTTAAAATTGTCGATAATGCCTTGTGTTTCTGCACCAATATTGTCCTTGATAGCGGTGGCTATTGTTTCAAACCCAGATGTTATATTTTCTTTATCGGTGTCTGTAAGCTTTCCTTTAAGTCCACTTAGCCTGTCCCCAAAATCGTTCAAATTACCGACAGCCTGATCTATTTTGTCTTGATTGCTTGTGATTGTTTCTTTGTATTCTGAAACAGCTTTTTTGGCTTCAATGATTTTGTTGCACTGAGCTCCAAATGCTTTCGCAATTTCAGATATTTTAGTACCGCCATTGTCAGAAAGTCCGACTATTTCCATTTTGGCATCTCTTGCACCTTTGTACAGACCAATAAATGCACCAGTTAGCGTTCCTACTATAGCAACTGCACCTGCAATAGGTCCTCCGATTGCAAATGCCGCTGCAATAGCTCCAACAGCTATGCCCGTATCAACAAGTGCGCTGTTCCAATCCAACGTGCCTTTCGCAAGCTTTTTGAAGAAATCAAATCCTGCAAAACCACCGACAATACCTGAAATTGCTCCTACTCCAACCGCTTTAAGCTTTGATAGCCAACTCGTACAATCTTTGACAATTTTTAATGCTCCAAACGCCCCTTTAAGTTTCTTCACCCAGTTAATCAGGTTAGCAATCTTATTTACTGCCCATATCGTTGCCAATAGCCCTGCAATGACTCTAATCATATCCTTGTGCTTTTTGAGCCAATTGTAGAGCTCTTTCAGCTGAGCTTTGATTTTTTTGTAAAGTGCGTCCGTCTGCTTGTCAAGTCCTGCAAGAAAGTCATATTCAGGCAAATCAATGCCGAGATCATATTTGTTGCCTGTGGTATCTCCGCTGTCATTGCCGTTGTTCTTGTCAAGATTGAGCTGATTTATCTCATCAAAGCTAGCGAGTGCAAGCAACGCTTTCTTTGTTTCCTTGACAGACTCTGTTGCATCATCTGCGTTCTCTGTTACACTGCTTAGACCTTTGCCAACCTCAGAATAATCTATCGTTGGCAGTTCAAAGCCTAACCACTTTGCAATGGCGTTAGCGGCGTCTGTGAGCAGTCTTACAAACACTTGGACATATGGTATCATCTTCACAGCAAACACGCTCACAATGTTGCCTATGGCTCTCTTGAGCTGTTCAAGTTGCTGCTGTAAAATTCTCATAGAGTTCGCAGGTGTGACGATGGTTCTTGCCATATCGCCCATAACATTTGTAGATTGCTGAAGAATAGCGACGTATCTCAGCTGTGACTTCTGAGCCTGCGTCATGGTGTTGATGTTCTGTTGAATGCCATTATCATAGGCTATCTGCTGAAGTGTTGCGGCGTCAAGGGCATAACCCAATCTGCGCAACGGTTCGAGTTCTCCAGAGATACCAGATTCAACTTTCTGCATAGCGTCCTCTGTGGAGATATTGAAGAATGACGCTATATCATAGCCTATCTGTGTCAGGTTTTTGGACATTATGTTTGACTTTTCTGCCGCAACTCCAAAGCCTGTTGTTATCTGTTTGAACACGCCCTGAAAGCGTATCCACTCAGAAATATCAATGCCAAGCAGATTATTTACTTTTTCGGCATACCTATATGCTTCTTCTGAATAATCGCCCATAGCTACTGTAAATAGGTTGATGTTTTCGACATACTCGTTTGACGATTGCAAGCAATCGGCGAGTGCATCTACAGCCCTATTGACTGTGACGTAAAGTGCGGCGGCTCTTATTCTTGCGTCCTTAAAAACTGAGGACAAACTGGTATAGGATTTTACAGTTACTGCATTTGCAGATGCAAGGTTTCCATTTCTCGCAATTGAACTCTTCATAATGCCATTAAGTGCGACAAGTCCGTTTTCCGCCTTTGAAACCTGCGTTGTCAATGGCTCTATAGCGGTGGTAAGCTGGCGTATTCTCGTTGCGAACTCATTGATTTTCTCTGTATCGAGTGACTTTGTGATATCAGGTATCTTTTTGAGGCTGTTAAGGAATGGTGAAAGATTATTCTTACCCATTTCCTGCATTGGCTTACATGCCTCTGTAATAGCCGTTATATTCTCTTTAAGCACGCTCACATTACTCATGCCACTTACTGCATTACACGCCTCAGAGAGCTTTTTGATGCTGTTCACGGTCTTTGTAACATTCGGAGACTTTATCTGTGATAGTTTTGAAACGCTTTCAACAAGCTTTGCAAGCTTATCCACACCTGATATAGCGTTGGCACTTGCCGCTATTTTGTTGAGCTTTTCGGAAAGCTTGTCAAGCCCCGAAAGTTTGCCCACTGACTTTTTAAGCGTTTCGAGCCTAACAATCAGCCTATCGAGTTTCTTTTCAGCGTTGTCAGACGAAGCTTCTACTTTCAAACTAAGCTTATCGATGTCTAATCCCATACTTTTCACCTCCTAGATAAAAAAATAAGGGTGGCAATAAGTCTGTTTAATTGCCCTTATTTGCCGCCCTTCCTTTATTAAATGCTTCTGCAAATTTCCTGAAATTCTCCGCATTTTCTCGCATGATGTCATCATACGTTTTTTCATTATCCTTGTCGGCTTTGAAAATGTCATGCGGTTTATCGGGATATTTGCCGTCTTTTGAAAAACAACTTGCGATAGCTTCTTGAACATATAGTCCCGTTAGCCATGCATTGAAATTGTCCTTTTCTCTCTTTGCTTTTTGTGTCATCTCATCAGCTTTGCGAAAGGCAACTGCCAAACAGCAGTCACCTTCCCAAAACTCTTTGGCAGTCATGCCTATGGATAAATACAATGGCAAAGCTTTTAGAAATGTTTGAGTATATGTTTGCTCTTTCGGAACGTTGTCTACTCTCCAACGCTCCAGGTTATCAAATTTTCCCTATCCTCAGCAGGGTCATTTGTTGTCAGTGTCTCGATAGTTTCGCTGTACATTGAGAACAGAGTCTCTATTAGCTTGTCCTTATCAGCGAAAAGAGCCTGCATCTTGTCAATCTGTTCAGGCTTTACGTTGCGGTGATTTTTCTTGAAAGCACCTGCGAAAAGCTCGTTCAGAGTGTTCATTGGCTTGTCTGAGAGATCATTCAGAGTGAAGCCGTTATTTTCCATTTGCCTTACCGTTCTTCGAGAAAATTCAAGAACGTAATGCTGACCTTCGTAATTGAAATTGATTGTCTTTGCCATTGTTTTATCCTCCTGAAAAAATTATGTATCTGAAACTGTTGTCGGAGTGATATCGCTCTGCGGATAAGAAGTGATTTCCATTTCTCTCTTGCCGCCGACTTCGCCACCTTTGATGTTGACAAACATAGAACCTGTCCATGTCCACGCACCATATTCACCTGTTGCGCCAAAGCGGAGCTCAAAAACGATTGTATCGTCGCCTTCCATTGCCTTGAGCTTATCATACGCTGTTTTGGTGTAATTTGCGCCGAATGTGTAATCTGGAACATCTACCATACCTTCGGCATATTTTTTCTGCCTGCTGGACAGGTCAGATACGTCCAGCTTTTCAGGTGCAGTGAAAAGGTCTGGGTATGATGTAATGTCACAAAGCTTTGACGCTTTGCTTTCAGTGGCCTTTTTTGCATACAAATAGGTATTAATTGTTGCTTTCTCCAACTTCATTACCTCCTATAGATTATTTCGTCCGTATCAACTTTGCACTCGAAACGCATTGTGATACGATATATCGATGTGTCAGATAGATTTTCAATAGGCTGGCAGAATGTTCTTACCATACCGATTTTATCAAACTCGTCTGACACAAGGTTTCTGATTTTTTTTGCTTGCGTTTTCTTGCCTTTGGCGAGATTGCTATAAACATTCACTGTGTACAGTAGATTGCTTGCGTTCTCAATTCTGCCACTGTCTATGTACGAAGGATCAACCGAGTTACTTGTTTCCACGATTGAAACATATGGAAATGTTGCGGGTTTATCTGTGTTTATGCTGCTGACAGATATATTTTTGAAGGTTTTTTCAAGTGCTTTCGACACTGTGTCAAACACTTTGTTTTCAATGTCAATCACTTAAAAACCTCCTTAATAATGTTGTCAAGAGCATTTCGCATTTCCAACCCTGTTTCGTACATAAATGGTCTGCTTGGCATACCCTGTGTAAACTTCCACGTTCCGTCATCAGCAGGATAAAACCAGCCTATACGTCCGTCTTGCGTCGTGATATAATGTGTTCCACCCATATACTGATAGCCACATTCGATTATGGATTGTCCTGCATACGGCTGTGACGCGCCTTTTACACCTGTTCCAAATTCAACGAACACTGCATAATCACAGTCACAGAAAATAAAGCCAGCATTAAGCAACGGGCTATAGTAGCCGTCAACCTGACTGAGCAAATGTCCTGTATCAGGGACATCCATTTCAATGACTTTTGCTCTGCATATCGTTAGCCCATAATCAGTAAGACGCTCCACAAGCAGTTGAGCTTTTTTGTGTATCTCAGCTTTATATGCTTTCATTTGCTCAACAGCTTTTGTCAAGCTATCTTCTGACAGATTAAGCGCTATCTTCCTCATTGACATTCACCTGTTTTATGGCAAACTGTATTTGATTTGGCGTAACAGAGCGTTTTTTTACAATGAAATTGTGAGGACCATTGACGTCAATATCTATCCACAGCAGTGAGTGCTCGTCAATTTCGCACTTCATATCTGCGGTTGACATTGTTCTATCATAGTCCAGGTTTCGACCAAACTGTGACATTTCGCTGTCGCTTTTATTGCCTGATATCGACATATAGCACTCACTAAAATCTGAGTAACTTATGCCTTTTTCACCCGTTCTATAGCCGTCATCATCAAGCAAATCTTGTTCACCTAAATACAGCTTATAGCTTATTTTTGTAACGTTTCGCATTAGGTTTCTCATTACAATACCTCAGCTTTCGGAACGATTTCGTCAAGCAATTGTTGAGATACCCACGAGCTTTCATATGTACGGCTTACTCCGTTTTCAGAGTGTGCCTTTTCGCCCTCAGCTCCACGCTTATTGTACAAGTCAATAGCAATTCTCAACTGTAAGCCTTTGTACTGTGGCTCAACCTCTGTGCGGTCTGTGCCGAAAGGGAAGCGATGTGCAAGGATAATTGATTGAGCAGTGTCTAAATACTGCATAATCAATTCCTCGGAATTTTCCTCAGGAACGCTTGCCTTAAACAGCTCAATCATATCCATTTTGCACTCTCCTTTTATGCCTTAGACGCTACTGTAGCTGAACCAGCCTTTACAGCCTTGTTGTTTGCATCTACCTCAACGATGAGTATCTTATTGCCTGTTGTTGCGGTGATTTCGGATACTCCGTCCCATGCAGTGTAGCCCGACTTGCATTCTGCGCCAAACTCGGGAGCCGTTACGCTCGATGCTGTCTTATACTTGTAGGAATTGCCTGCTGACAGAGATGGTGATACTGTTACCTTTGTCTTGCCTGATGCACTTGTGCCAGCAACAGAATTTACTGTAAGTTCACCGATTTTGGCATTTGTGTTGATAACATAAACGTTATCCATGTCCTCAAATGATGGCAGGACGATTTCGCTTGCAAGCACTCTTATATTAACAGGGTTTTGCTGCTTGATTGTTGTGATTGCAACGCCTGTATTTACGATAGCAACATCTGCCTTGCCGTCAGCCATGAGGTCAGCCTCTTCAGGCGTTGTGCCATAAACTGTTGAACCGAGTGGCTGTGCGGGGAGAAGTGTTACCATATCGTCTGGATAAAATCTCTTTGCTGTGCCACTTTCATCAATAAATGACTTGTTGTTTACAACAACTGTGAGCTCAGTTTCCTCAGAGATGTACTCCTTTACGAGCTTGTCTGTTACGAGAACGACGCCACCTGCTGCCTGAGCTTTGGCAACGATATACGCCTTGACGTTCTCATTCTCTCTGATATCTTTGAGTGTCTTCTTTGACATCAGGGCGATTGCAGGATCGTTTCCTGTAAGCTTATAAATGGCATCCTTAGCATCAAGAATGTCCTGTACAGGGTTTGAATTCTTGTGGTCTGTCCATGCAGCTGTACCTGTGAGAGCTTTGAAATTGTTTACCTTGAATGAGCCGTCAACGTCATACTCATACAGACAGCTTACCTCTGCACCGTCTGACAACTCAATCTTAGGAGAGCCATCAGCCGGTGAGAGAAGCTGCATGATCATTCTCTCTGGAACAACATTTGCACCATTGGTAAGGTTCTTGGCATCGCTGTAGATGTTATCAAGTACAGGCTGTACATATGGATCATTGCTGTCCTGTGCTCTCAGGATCTCCTGCCTGTCGCTTTCCTTGATGATAAAGCTGTCACGGAAGAATGGCATTTCTGTCTGAATTGCAGTTACACCGATTCTATCTCTGACGGGTGCTACAGTATCAAACGCGCTCTGTCTGAGTGTTACAGGCAGGCCTGACCTACCCTTAATCCACTTTATATCGATACCCTTTTTCTTTACAGGTGGGAACAGGGAAGTTCCCAGATAGCCTTCTGTATTTGCCTGCTCCAGGTACTTTGTCCAGTACATAGCAAATGCTTTAGCTGTGAAAACATCTGAAAAATTCTGCATTATGTATTGCCTCCCTTATTCAAAAAATGTGATTCTTGGCAGAGCTGTCTTAGCCGCTGTCTGCACTGTTACGCCGTTAGCTGTCAGCTTAGCGGTTGAAACTGTTCCTGCGTACACAAGTGCTACTGTCTTATCGCCGTCGGTTACGTCAACTGTGTCAAGCAGAAGGCCGATAGCGGTTGCATCATTTGCAGGAAATGGAGTTCCACCTTTAACGATTTTCTTTCCGTTGCTATCAACTGTGATAGCACTTGCCTTGATTGTATATGGTCTTGCTAAAAATTCGCCGTTCGCGAGAATTGTCTTATCTGCAATTACGGCTGTAGACTTCATCATATTAGCCATTTAATTACCTCCTATATGTATTTTTTTAGACCTTCCGCCGCAGTTTTAGCAATGGTTGCTCTATCTGTAGCCAACTTTTCGGCTATCTTTTCAGCAGATGTAAGTCCGTCGTTTCCGCCTGCTCCCTGAGGCTTCGGAGTATTCTTTAGACCGTCTTCTTTAAGCTTATCTTCAACGGCTTTCTTCTGAGATGTGAGCATTGCGGCAATGGACTTTGCAGAATTAACTGTAGTTTCTTCATTGTCTGAAACAATGCTGTCGATAAATCCCTTGTAATCGTCCTCTTTAAGGCCACAGTTTACGAACTCCGCAACAGCTTTAGTCTTGTTCAGCATTTTCAGGTTGGTGATCTTAGCCGCCTCTGCTTCATCAGTGAGTTTTTTCAATTTCTGCTCAGCTGTCAGCTTTTCAGCTTCATAGTCATCGTACTTCTTTGCCTTATCTCTGAGTGTCGCAAGCTCGTCAGCTTTTACACCGCTGGACTTGGCTGCTGTGACTTCGCCATTGTGTTTGTTCAGAAATGCTGTGATTTCCTCATCTGTTGCGTTTGGAAAAATACCCTTTACGTCTTCTCTTGTCATAAAAAAACACTCCTTTTCTACGTCTACGCTTATTAACGCCGGTTGCTCGGCTTGACGTTTGCTGTTTAACGCACAGCTACAATTTATTTCACAGGCTGCATAACACACCTGCAATTAACGATTTCTTTTGCCGATGCTCCCAGCGAACTATCTTGCGGAAACATCAGCTGGCTGTTGCCGATGTCAAATGGGTCAAACAAGCTCCTGACTTGTCCGTCTGCGACTTTGTGTGTGTCTCGGACCTTGTTGTCCTTAAACGATACCCACATCTTCTTTGTGTAACCGCTTTGATAATATCCCTCTAAGGTTGCGCACTCACACAGAGCATTGATTTCTGTGCGTGATATAGTCCTAGCTCGGCTTACCGAAAATGCGTTGTCATAATCACCGCTTTCAATAAGCTTTTGAGTTGTCTGTTGAATTTCCTTTGCAAACTGTTCCGAGTGTTTAACAATCCATTTTTGGGAATATTCCGATAGCCCCTTTACATTGCTTGCTATGTTCAGAACATACTTTAAAAAATAATTGTTTGTAATCTCGATGTACGTACTTGACATTATCGTTGCATATACTGTTGCATATAGCAGATATTTGTCGCTGTCAGCATGCTCGCGCTGTGAAGAAAATATCTTATTGAGCTCTCGCTCAAACACTGCCGCCATTTCTATTCGCAACAGCTTTTCAGCGGTTGGCAACTCCATTTTGTTAAACCACAGCACGTTAAGCTCATCAAATTTAAGCGTTGCCACTGTTATCACCGCCGTTGTTGTCCATAGCTCCTATAGCTTTGAGCATTTCATCAGCTACAGTGGTATTTACGGCAAAATTACCCGTATCTTGCTGTTGCTGCGTTGTTGCTTCTAAATATGGCTTGCTGTCCTGATAAACCTGTTCAGGGTCAGAAAACAATCCACAGTGCAGAATGGCTATTCTTGGGTGAATGCCTGCCTGCAACATATTCATCAGACCTTGTGTCTTGGTGAGCAGGTTGTCAGTCTTGTTTCTTGTAAACTTCACATCAATATCGTGAAGCTTAATATCTTTGACTTCCTGCTTGCAATTTCGAGTATTCTTGCAGATTTTCAGAACAACTCTTAAAAACTGCTTTTCAGGCTTTACAAACATCAATTCAAAAGCTTTGGCAGCACTTTCAGCCATTACCCAGCCTTCGCCGATTATCAGAGCTTGACCTGTGTTGCCGCCTGCGCTTGCTCGGCGATCAGGTACACTCGCAATCGTCAGCATTCGGTCATATAAGTCATCTTTAGCTACCTGAGTCTGTGAAATATCGAGCTTTGTTTCGATATTTTTTATTGACGCTTGACGCCCTTCTTGCGAACGGGTTTTTATTGCACCAAGCTCTTTGAGTTCTTGCAGCTGTTTTTTGTCGATATCTATGTTGTCAAACCATGTAAACGCCTGTATTATCTGCTCAATTCCGTCAATGTCATTACTGTCAATGTTGTTTATAGCATCACAAAGTGTTATAACTGTCTCAAATGAGCCTAAACGTTCAGGATTATTTTCATACTCGATAATTGGGATATAGCCAATGTTGTTCGGCTGTGATCTTGTCACAACGCCTTCGCCGTTTTTGAAGTCGATACGCCAATACCACTCATCGGTGTAAATGTCAAATGACCTGTAGCTTGTTATATCTGCGTTTGCAAATCTGTAGCTGGAGTATGTCACGCCAATAACAGGCTTGCGTTTATAGTCATTACTGTAGATTACAAACGTGTTTCTAGGGTCAAGTATATACGTTTCAAACGGGACATCTTCGTCCACATCAGAGGGAAGTACGAGCCTATATCCCACACCACATTGATTTATCCACTCAGCTAGCTCTCTGTCCTTGGCAGCTTTATCGTCTTCTTGCATATACTCGTTGAGAGCCGCAACGCCATTATCCGATGGAACATCGCTCTCTGTATTATTATCAAGCTCGCAATTTCCACGCTTGACATACTGAACAGGCTCACCAAAGATAAAACCGACTTTGAAATTGTTTATTTCCAATGCATGGTTTTCAACAATTTTGTTATTAATCTCAGGCCTAACCTCTTTGACACGATTTAAAATTGGTTGTTTACCACGTAGATAGTTGTGGAGATACTCAATTTCTTCTCGGTTCAATTCGTGAGTTGCGACCGCTCTCCGAACTATTTCAATAATGTTTTCTTCTGTAATATCTCTTTCATTCAGAAGGATTTTTCGTCTGCCGTGTAACTCCGTATTGTTTCACCTCCGTGCAACAAAAAAAGTGCCTATCAGCTATCTTTTTTTAGATAACTAATAGGCACTTGGTAATTAAACACTTGGCACTTAATATTCTTATGGTGCCGACTTTCAGGCTCACACTGTCAGCCGACATGTGCGGCGTGTTACCGCCGCTGTAAAAACAGAAAGGAGATCAAGCCTGGACAAGCTTGCATGGCAACTGCTTTGTGGGTGAGGGTAGCAGTTGCCAAATGGAGCAGATATCAAGCTGGCACGCTCTCAACCTGCAAATTCAAAGCTGTACCTGTTGCAATACAGCTTTGTGATCCTGCCCGAACGCTATACGCACTTTTGAAATAGATCAAATGCACAGGCGTTGGCAATGTAAAATTCAAGAAGTGCCATTATTTTGTGTCGGAAGCACGCCGACTCTGGTGCAAGCTTTAAGTATAGCCCTCTGAACCTGCATACGCTGTTTTTCCTCTTATGGTAGATGAAAAACTTGGCATCAAAAAACGAAACCTCGGCTATTCCACCCGACGACGCACAGCCAAAGTGTGCAGGTTTTAAAGTTATACGATACCGATATTTTACGTTCTCGGTCTACGAACTGTATAACAGGCTTGGAGTTCCGTGTGGGAATTGCACCCACTCTGACTTTGCGGAACATACGGGGCTTTCGCCCCGTAAATTAACTTAACGGAGGTGCTTTTCAGCACTTATGGGCAATTTAACTGCAACGTTTTTCTTGCAGCCTTTGCAGTATGGATAGATAATGCCCTTTGCGTCATTATCGACTTCCATAAGCTTTCGCTTTATGCCTGCCGCTGCACAGCTCGGACAATATACATCTATGCGCCTATTATATATGCGCCTATTATCCATTACCTATCCCTCCTGACAAGCTTATTATAATACTACTTTTCAACTTTTTCCACTTCACATTATGTAAAATAATTTTCAACATTCTTGTTCATATTGCACAATTTATTTTCAATGTCTGCCCCTTATATAATCCTCTTGATAATTTCCACACTTGCTCCTACGCCATTTGTTGCAAACGCACACAGCTGTGCCATGCTGTCAGGGGCGTCATCATGTGCGTTTTTACCGCTCTGATTAAACGCAAACAGGTTTTCAAGAAATTTATCGTACATCTCACCTCTGCCGTTGTCGTTGCGATAATACACCTGCTTTATATCTGGTGCATACTGCAATATTCGGCTGAGCTTGCTCTGCGTTGTCGACGCACGTTTACTGCTGATATTTATGTGGACGTTCTGTGCTCTCAGCTGTTTATCTATCTCATTCGCATATTCATCTCCGCCGTTATTACCTTCAAACCTCTCTTGATGTATCTGATGTTGTATGCTCTTTGCCACAACCATTGGCTGTGTGATTTTTTTATCACCCTTGCTGAAAATCACATCTTGCAAAAACAAACTTCCGTCCTCATACAGATATCCTATCGGCATTGCCAGATAGTCACCACCCCACGCCACATCACACACAGCTATTCTTCTTGCAGAGCCGTCAGGCAGTGTTCCGTTATACCAGTTCATTTCGTCCTTATGGAAGAGCAGACCTTCGCGTTCCATAGGTTGCTGCATATACAGGCAACTAAATGTGACATTATCTATGTCTGTTTTTATGTCACGTATTTTTTTATCTGTGTACCTGTCCGCACAGTTGTAATTGAAATTACTATGTCCGTTATCGTCACATACGGGTATCGCAATAAATCTATATCGTGGATCTCCCTCATGATCAGTTCTCATTCGGCTGATAGGGTCATGCAAACTCCATATCGTACCGAGCATTATTTGCTTTACATTGTCGCCTATCTGTCGGGTTGTCAGCGTATCTCTGTAATCCTGCCACAGCGTTTCAAGCCTTTGCGGGTTTCTTGCCACTTCTGCATTCTTTACAAGGTCATCTGTTATCATGAACTTATTTGCTCTCGTTCGACCTGTTACCGAACCGCCCAGGGAGATAACTCCGATAGTAGGGAAGTCGCCTTTCTTCCTGTACGATATTGTGTTATACTCAGCACTCAGTGTAGGCATACCATTGTCGAAAATATCGTTGTGCCCATATTCGCTTGTGTCCGTTAGCATTGATACCACACTGTCATACATCATTTTTGACATTCCGTCTGAGTATGACGTGTATATGTTCGCAGACTGCGGAAACAGTCCTGCAATGTATGACAACAGGAACTTTATTAGCGTGCTCTTGCCTGCACCTGGGGGTGTACTCAAACTCAGAAACAGGACGTCCTCATCGTCTATGAACTCTTGTATCTGCGTCGCCAGCTTGTGCTTGCCCTCAAGAACAGCTCTCCTTGGTGCCCAGAACTTAGTGCTTGGTTCTCTGTTCCATTCCGAAGCCAGCATATATGCGTCAAAATCGCTGTCGCCTGCCCACAGCACGAATTTGTGAGCGAGGTCATACCACTCTTTTGCAAGTTTTGCCTTGCCTGCCTTTGCAAGCTCGCTTGTTTTTCTCATTGCGTTCTCATAGCTATTCTTTGCCGCCTCTATCATCGGCTTCTTCTTTTCGTCCTGAACTTTCAACGTTTCAAGCAGGAGCTGTTCAGTTTTCAACTCACCATTTGCCTGCTTTTGAGCAAGCTTAAACATATCTTCTTTGCTTAATGCTCTGTTGCCTACTACTGTCAGATCTATCATACTTTTTCTGCATGGCATAAAAATAGTGCCACACAACTAGCCTCCTTTCATCGTCAGCTATGTGGCACTTGGCACTCGGCACTTGGCACGCTCTATTTTTTTTTATTATCGTTCTGCTGTTATATCATTCTATTCTTATATCATTCTGTTTTTGTCGCTCTCATTTCATTATACCACGTTGAACGGCTTATGCCAAGCTCTCGGCAGGCGGCAGCTACCGTCATTTCACCGCTATCGACCTTTTTCTTTACCTCCTCAGGTATGTTTACAGTTTTCGGTCTGCCTTCCTGGTAGCCCTCTTTCTGCCGTGCAATGGCTTTGCCTGATTGTGTCCGTTCAAGTATCATTGCTCTCTCAAACTCGGCAAATGCCAACAGGTTTGTGACAATCAGCTTGCCTATCGGTGTGTTTTCTATCAACCCCATGTTGAGTATGTGTATCTTGACGCCTTTCGCTCTCATGCGCTCGATATACTCCAAGCCTAACGCTGTTGACCGGCAGAAGCGGTCAAGCTTTGTTACTACTATTGTGTCACCTGAAATTGCTTTATCCATTATTTCATTCAACACTTTACGTTCTTTTGCGCCTGACCCCTGTTCCAGATGTATTTCTGCATCTGGATAGTTGCTTTTTATCAGCTTCTCTTGGTCTTCAAAGCTGTTTCCGTCTATCTGTCCTACGGAGCTGACTCTTGCATATCCGTATACCATTGCACATCACCCTTTATGCTTACTGCTGTTCACCCTGCCTGACCTGCTGTTTCTCCATTCATTATTCTTCTTCCTGCTCGTCCTCTTTTGTTATCACATATGATCCCGTTGCTCTTTTGCCACGCGTGCTTTTTGGCTGTATGATTATTTCATAGCCCATTGCGTCTAACATTTCAAATGCTTTATCAACGCCAATGTTCTTGTTTTTTAACCTTTCGGAAACAACTGATTGTGACTTTATCACCTGCTTGCCGGCAAGGGCATTGATTTTGAGCAATAGTGATTTCTGCGTCGTCTTCGTGTCTGCCATGACGCTGGCGATTATTTTGCAAATGTTCATTGTTACTACCTCCGTTACTCTGTTGCTTATATTATATCAGATATATCTGTTTGTGTCAACCCCTTTTTTATATTTTTTCTAGTCGGGGGGTTGAGTGAGGGGGGTGGGTCCGTCCTGTAAGACCCCCGGGGGCGGGTCTTTTTTTCGTTTATAAAGGTATATATAATAATAGCGGCCGTTTATCATGATCTTGTTTGTACAAATGTGTACAATATCTTTTGATTTTTTGTACACATTCAACAAAGATAAAAAATATCAGAAAAAACTGATTAAAAAGGGTTGACAGTATCAGAAATTTCTGATATTATAATATCAGAAACAAAAACCACAGCAAGACAGCCCACAGGGCAGGAGGTAAAACATGAAAAACTATCTAGTACATTACGATTACAGAAACACGATCATCAGCACCAGCAGAAACGCAGCGAAACACCTGCAGAACCTCGGCGGTGACAGCGTGTTAATAACGGATATGCACGGCAATCCGATATGTGCCGCACGCAGAGCCGAGGACGGCAAGCCATACAGCTACACGATTAACGATTAACGAATAACAGGAGGTACAACACCATGAGAGAACGCATAACTATATCAGCCACGATAACATACACCATTGACGCAGGTCACCCGGATATAGGTTGCATGACTGATTGGACGCCCGAGAAGGTTTACACCTACAGCGACACATACACGTTTGATACAGTATTTTTCCCAACTATCAGCGATATGAAACACTATATCAGGCGTGACCTGCTGATGATAGCAGGCGGCGGATATGACGCTAGACACGTACACAACGCGCACATCAGTTTCAACAACTAAAAAAGCAGGAGGTACAACAATCATGAAAAGAACAGAAATTGAACAGCAGATCATAAACCACTATATGCAATTTGTCACCGACGTTGAAACAATCGTCGATGATCGCCGGATATTATACCGCGTCGGTGATCGTTTTGCTGTTGATGTCACACGATGTGACCACGATTTAAAAAGCCCACATGACAATATGCGGGTATGGCGCAAAGCGGGATTTATAAAAACCATGCTGCCAACACACATTGCCGTTGACACATATTACTACGACACCAACGGCAACTGCTGGGGGCTGTATAACATCACCGAAAAACTATCAGATGACGGTAACAGACGCGTTATTAATTTTGATTATCTGCGTGAATGGACGCAGGACAATATCAATGAACTGGTTGCCGAATGTATTCGCATGCGTGAAATGGACATCACACATCAGGGCGAGGCGGTGACCGCATGCTAATAATAGCTCTGCTTCTGCTCCCCGTTCTAGTGGTTATCAGAACGGCGAAGCGTTATAAATAATCGTTCTTGGGGGTTGACGGTATCAGCCCCCTATAATTTCACCCGCCAATGCTCCGGCTTTGGTGGGCTTCTTTTTTTGCCCGCTCCGCTAATCACGGGGTGGGCGTTGCTGTTCTATTCCGCCCCTTGCCACCTATTCGCCCGCCTATGCGGTCCGATATCACGCCCCTATACCTTTACCGCTCAACGCTGTCCGACGGCTCTTGCGACGTGCTGGACGGCCTAGCGGTGATATCTTCACAGTATCGTTATTATTATGACGTTCTACAATGTGCCTAGCGTGTGCTCTATGACGTTCTAATGTGTTACCTATAAACTTACCGCCCTAAGCATTAAAACGTTATACGTGGCTTGCTAGCCGCCTTGTGGTGCGTGCATGATTTTTCAATAAAATCACCGCCGCCCAAAGGTCAACCCCTCAGGCGGCGTGTTTTCAGCTGTTTTCTTGCCGATTTTCTGCTCATATTTTTCGACTATTGCGTGTGAAAATTTTTACGTTTCCGTGTGCGTTTCATAGTCGCTTGATAGTCGCTCGGCGTGTGAGTGATAGTCGCTTGGCATAGTCGCTTGCTATTCCTCAGCTTCCGAAGCTTCAACGTCTATGACCTCAGTTTCTTTCATGAGCTTCTTTGCAAGCTCATCATCGGTCATGTTGTCGCCAAGCTGATTGGTCTTTGTGACCTCAACTTCCTGCTTGTCGGTCATGCCGTAATAGTTCTTTGCACGGAAGATGTAAGTCACAGGATTGAGCTTGCCTGCTTGCACCAATTTTGCGTCAAAAGCACGCATAAAGCTCTTGGCATTTTTTATAATTTCGGACGTTGAAACGTTCAACTCCCCCTCATCAAACGGGTGTGTTCTGCCTTTTTCCCAATCCCAGACAGTCTGGATTGAGTAGCCTGTATACAAGCACATTTCCTCAACAGTAGGAACGATATTATTTTCAGCACAGTGTTTAAAATATTTATCGAGTCTATCCGCAAGCTCTGCATTTGACTTTACTTTTGGCTGTTTGTAAGCAACATAGACTTCTCTGACCATTTTTCCGACAAAAGCGCTATCTTTCGCAAGAGCTGTCTTGTTGGACGTACCGAAGTTATTTTTACCTCCTCTGCCTTTTACAACATCATTTGCCATTCTGAACACCTCCTTGGATAATTTCATTGATTGTGCGACAGCCTACCTTGTGAACGCGATAGACAGTCGAAGGTGAGATACAAAGTCGCTCAGCAGTTTGTTCCTGCGTGAGCTTGTGAACGTAAATACATTTCATCACAGCATAGATATGCGGGTCTGAAATGCAGCTGAGATAATCGGCGTAATTGGACATTATAAAACCTCCTTGGTGACAGGTGTGACGGAATGACGGCACTTTGTGACAAAATTCCGTTTTTCTATATGTATTTTTATTTTATTAACATTTGTAGATTGTTAAAAGTATCTGTCATTCTGTCACTGACCCCCCGCAAAGCTAGGAATATAGAGGCTGTGACAGGTGACGGATTACCCGTGACAGATGTGGTTTTGTATCTGTCACTAACGAGAACAAATGTGCGTTTATGAATATATTATTAACATTTGAAGAGTTGGTGACGGGTCGTGACGGATAACGTGTCGGATTAAGCGAAAGTATCTGTCACCGAAATGTGGTGAAAATACATGGTCGGTCAAAGAAGTTCATCAAAGCCGTCACCATTATAAATACTGATTTTCTGCTGAGGGTTTTTAAGCTGATAACCTCGCTCAGAGTTGTTTCGTACAGCAATAAATTTATCTTCTGTAAGTCGCTTAAACTCTCTGCTGAATGACGAAAGCGCTTTGGCGTGATGTCCTGTTTCTTCACACCATGTGCGGTAAAACTGATACAGCTTTGTGTTGCTGATATAGTCGGTGCTTTCAGCATTAAAATGCTCAGCATACGGCTCTTCGGAAACAAACTCCGAAACAGGGTTGATAACCTCACGGAAAGATTGTTTGAGGTCCTCAGAGTCGTCCGTTACAGTGAATGCGCTGGTTTGTCTGAGGCGGTTATAGCCTTCGAGTATCCAGTTGAAAATTGCAGGCTTGTCCGCAAGGAGCTTGTCCTTGAGAGTGCGGTCTGCTTTCATTTCGTTCGGCTTGCTGGGATCCGGCTCGTCCACAAAGCGGCGCGAGAATTTAACGAACAGCATTCGTCGTTCAAGGCCATATGAGAAGTCCTTGAAGTGCGGAATGTTGTTGCACGCAAAGATAAATTTCGTTCGTGGGATAAAGTCCACAAAGTCCTTATGCTTGAAACAGCCTGAGATAGCACCGCCTGCAACGACTTGCTTGAAGACGGACTCTGCACCCTTGACGTCTGTGTTGGTTTCCTCACCAAAGTTGACGAGAGAGTTCATCAGCTTAATGCGTTTGAAGTCCTCAACAAGACCTGACAGCTCGAAAGTCGTTTGAGCATCTTTCGGGAAAATAGATTGCAGGGTTTCAATATACACTGACTTGCCGTTTGAGCCCTCGCCGAGAAGAAAAGCACATGACTGCAAGGAACAGTCTGTATAGAGAATATATCCTGCTATCTCCTGCAAGAGCGACATACGCTTGGCGTCACCTGCTGAAACATCGTATATGAATTTGTTCCAGCGTTCAGACGTTGTGCCGGGGACGTATGGAAAATTGAACTGTACCGTTAGCATATCAGACGGAGAGTGCTCACGGAATGTGAGGTCTCTGAGGTCTAGCGTGCCGTTGATGAAGCTCAAGAGAGGCTGCTTGTTAAACTGCTCTTGAGTGATACAGTCAGTGCGGAGAAGCTTCGTAATTGATGTGAGTTTGCTTCCTGTGCGATATGAACCCAGCTCACGGGATATGTAGCCGCCGATTACATCATCATCGAGAGCTTGCCAGTAGCCATGCGAGTATTCGTAGAAGCCCACGTTGGCAAGATATCTGAGATTATGTCGCTTGGCAACGTATTTTGCTATGATATCCTCGTTAGGGGATGCGAAGCAGGACTTGCGTAGCTCATTGAGATAGTCGTTAGACATCTCAGGGCGGTATATCGAGATGTTCTCGCGGATAGCTGAGAATAAGTCTGACAGCTCAGGTTTGGCTACCCAGCGTGCGGCTTCGTGGCAGAACTGCTTGAGTTCCTCGCGGTCCGTAAGTCGCTTGGCGAGTTCGTTGACGCCTGGGGCAGCATTGTCAACGAGATCTGCAAGCGGATAGCCGTGTGAGTAATACTCTGACACATCCTTGAATGCTGGCGGTATAGCCGCTACCTTGAAAAGTATGCGGTGTGAGAATAGCTGCTTGCCCAGCTTTAGAGTGAAATTTTTGCCGGCTTCATCGTTGTCGAAACTAAGCAGGACGTATGGAAACTGCTTAGCGGCTGAGATTATCACAGGAAGCTGTTCGCGATTAGATTCGCTGAAAGCTCCGCCCATAGTCGCTAATATCGGATAGTTTTCCTGCTCATAGCTTAAAGCGTCAAACGCTCCCTCACAGATAACGAGAGGGAGGTTGCTCGACGTGCGATTGAGTGTGTGCATACCCCAGATAACAGCTCGGTCAGAGTTGTCTGAGGCTGGTGGCTTGAGATACTTGACCTTCTGCTTATCTGACGTTGCACGAGCGTTCCAGGAAGCTATATATCCGTTCTTGAAATAGGGGATACATATACGATTAGCAGCATAGTGTTCAGCTATTTTGTCGGGGAGCTCTACGCGATAGCCCTCACCTGTGTAGCCGATTTTCAGGCGGTTAATGGTCTGATCGTTGATATTGCGGCCATGCAGATAGTCGATATCCTCGGGGCGTAACTGAGAGTGCCACTTCTCAACGAGTTTTGTGCGAGAATCGAGTGCGGACTTCCAATCGTCCGTCTGATAGTTGAGGGTTACACCTGTGAGATCTGCGAGTTTATGGAGTGCCTCTGCTCGGTTCCCGTTGAACTCACAGTTGGCGCAGAAGTCGATAACGTCGCCGCCCTTGGAGTCTCCGTGGTCATAGTAATAGTCGTCGTAGACAACGAACGATGACTTGTTGTTTGCTGAGGACCGCAAAGGGGATACACATCTGTCACCTGGTTTGCTTATTGCAAGACCTATCCTGCGTGCGTACTCGACGCAGGTAAGTCGTTCTTTGATTTGCTCGAAAGCTGTTGCTGACATTTAATCACCTCGTCTTGGTACGCTTTCAGTGCTTTAAGTTGTTGCTGAGCTTTAATTCCGTCGGAATAAGTCGGTTGCTCGGTTTTAGATTTGAGTTTACGATAGTCGACGTCGTCGTCGAACGATAAGCCGAGTGCTGTAAGATCTGCTTGTTCGCATATCTTGGCGCTTGATTTGAGATATGCAATTAGTTTTGCGTATCTCTGTGAGCCGATGCTGTAATTCAAGCGCAAATGTATCAGCATACATTTCAAGTTGTTTTGTAACGCTAGAAAAATTTCAGCAGGGAGCTTGCCATTAAGCCTGAAAATAATATCGTAGGTGTCGCTGTCGATGATGTTCAGCTTGCGGCAAGAATCTTCAACGCGGAAATCGTATGCTTCTGCATCATAGTCGTTCATATGTGCCGTAAATTCGGCATACGATGTTGTAAAGTCGGTTATGGTTTTTTTGTACCAGTCGTGTGGAAACAGCTGTTTGAGAGCAATTACCACAGTCGCAAAGGTCTTGAAGTTTGCGTCAACAATGCCTTTGAGCTTGCGGTTTCGCTGGTAGTCTCTGATTTTTCTGTTGGTCATATGGAATTACCTCACTTGGTTGTGATTATGCGTGCCTGTCGGCATGATGAAAGATAATTGAGATTGAACAGGCAGACAGGGGCGACTCCGATAGTGCTGCCCGCATAGCTGTTGCACAGCCCTCCTGACGGACTGATGTAACGCACGGTGTAGGCGTAGCCGACGTCACAAGAACAAGAGGTAAGTGTCCATACCCAATCATTATACTTAGGTATAAATCTTCGATATTCTCTGTACAGGTCACAGCTGAGGAGTGTAACGTAATCGCTAGTGATGCCATACTTATCATCGCCGTTGTCTGCTGTCAAGGCAGAGAAATTGGCTAGCAGTGCACCTTTGTCAAAATTCTTGTCAAGAAATTCACTGTTAAGCCATTTTCGCAGTGATGATGTTCTCCAGTTGTTACAGCCGCTCCCAGATTCGTCGCTAAACGGCATATTGGCAATTATCTTAGCGGATATGGCAAAAGCAGTTTCGTTTACTACATCAAGACAAACCCATTCGATACCTTTGTACTCAAAGTGGTCTCCTGCTTTGATTTCACTTATCGATTTTTCTTCCGACAACGCAGAACGGATTGCCACTTCAATTTCATCAATATGTGTTTCAACGAAATTGTTTATGATTTTTTTGATGTCCATTTATATACCACCTTTCAAGAGTTCAGGATTGTCATAAACGTTGCCGACAATTTCTAGTTCTTCGCCATAAACGCTGTCAAAATCAACTGTGAATGTAGAACAGGTTATGATAAATCTGGCTGTATCATTATCCCACTGTACAATACCTTGTTCTTCTTCGTAATCGTACCGTACAACATCCCCCTCAAAAATTTTATTGCCGTTCGTGTCGGTAAGACCTGTATACTGACCGATTGTTTCAGGGTCAATTTCGGCTATATATAATGCACTTGCATAATTGGGAATGATATAGTCTTTTTCTTTCCCTATCCAACCATAGCGGCAGGGATAGCCCTGAACCCATTCACCATTATCTACACGTTTTTCTCTAAAAAGTATTTCACGCATCGTTATCGCTCCTTTTCTCCCACGCATAGCATTTGTTCTTTCTGTTCACTATGAGAACTTTGTCCTTTGTGACACCACTTCGCTTTTTCACAAAAAGCATATATTGCCTTGTTATGCAGAGGACCGAAGCCTATTGCATATTTGCAGTTTGAACAGGTTTTATCCATTGCTGTTTTCCTCCTTCATAGTTCTTCTTGTTCTTTTTCTTTCTCGTCAACATACTGTTTGACAGTTTCTAATATTCGATTTTGCAACTCACAAGGAATTTCAATCTCGCAAACGTCTGGAACGAAAATCTGTCTTCTTTTAATTTTTAACTTTGGCTTTGTAAAAATCAAAGTCGGGCAAGAATTGGAACGAGTGCAAAACCCTTTTAAAAATGTCTTTAAAGGACTTATTTCCTCTTCAACCTCTTTATATTTTTTGTATTGCTCAGCCGTCATTGCTGTCACCGTCCATTCTTGCTCCGCAGTTAGGGCAATACGGCGTTGCGTCGCCCTCGTTGTCGCCGTGTTCGCCGCACAACGAACAAAAAGGTACTTTGACCGTTATGCGTTTTTTTAAAATTATAGTTGCTTTGTCTATGTTTTCTTCGGTAATAGTGCGATAGCCTTCCAGTATGCCGACATTGTCTGTGTTCACGACTTTCGTTCGTTCCTTGTAGACCCAACGCCCGTGTTTCACTTCTTGTACGTCTGCGGCAGGCTGTTCGTTAATTATATCAGCGATACTGCTGTTATCACCCAGAATGCCTGTTATGCCTTTTTCGTATATCGGCATACACGCTGCCGATAGTTCGTCGATCAGATTGTCTGCATCAATATATCTTGCCATTGTTATACCTCCTAAAAAGTCACCGTAACATTTAACACAGCCGCTGCTAACCAGTAGACGGCTTTCTTGTAGTCTTTCTGCACTGCATATATAATTGCCGCTCCCACGTCTAGCAAAATCAGCAACAGTGGGAATATATATTCGGGTTTGATTTTTGTCATGCCTTGCCACCTCCAAATGTAAACGGAGCATGTAGTCCGATTTTTGCTTCTTTCGCAACCGCTCTTGCTTTCTCAAGCCCTTTGCATGAATCGTCATAGTGTTTCTGGCATAGCTTGTGGCCCTCGATTGCAGGTTCTCCGCAGAGATAGCAACGATGTTCTTCTACCCATAGCCATCGTGGGTCCGTTGCATTTTCCAACTTTTTCAGACGTTTTTTTCGATTCTTCTTGTTTGCGCATTTCTGACAGAAAACTTTGCCCGGAACTGCGGGCTTGCCACAACTTACGCATAACCCCTGTTCTTTATAGCGATAATATCTCTCACGATTTTTCTGATATATCTCATCTCTGTTCCTGTCAATGCGTTTCTCCTGGTATTCACGATACTTCGCGCGGCATTCGTGACAGTACACATGATTGCCGACAGGTTTATTTACCCTGCAAAATGGGCATATATGATGTTCTTTGTACCAACTGTAATATTCATTTTTCATCTGGCAGTACCTCTTCCAATTTGTCGAGACCACCATAAATATACAATACAAGAGCGTCAATAACTACGAAATTAATGTATGTCCCCAATTCGTCAAAATCAATGCAATCTTTGGCACCATCTTTTCGCTGACCTGCATTCTTCTGCGTCAACGCTATGCGGATATTTTCGCAGTGTTCACGCAATAGCTGTACGTCCTGCTTGGTACATTCACATTGCTTTCTCAATTTTAGAAAATTCCACATAGTGTTCAACTGACTGCCGTCAAGCTTGGCTAGCCTCTCTTTGCTTGTCACTTTTATTCCTCCTCACTTCCCCATTGTTCAGCCATTGCTTGTACTATGCCTGGAAATGTTTTGGATTTTGTCTTGCTGTCACGAAACGGCATTCCGTGGTTTGTACGTGTAGTGCCGTCCGCCTTTTTGCTACCACCTGACACCCATGAACATATGGGTGTAACAATATTTGTCGGTGTCAATTTAGGCAGATTTTTCAACCACAAACACGTTTTTTTGCTGTACGGGTGTCCATATTCATATGGTTGTATAGTCTGCGTATATTTCGGCAACCGATATACACCAGATGGTATTGGGTTTTCAACAGCTATTCTTTCAACTGGCGCATGAATAAATTTCAGGAAAAATTCTTTTGCGTCTTGTCCTTTTTCAAATCTTTCAAGATCAATGTAGCTTTTCCCATTAATTTTTTTGTGCAGGCGTGCTGCTCCTGCGTTGCTAAGATATGTACACGGTGGGTGAGCTATCAGCAAATCCCATTTGCCTACCATATGTGTCTGCCCGTCACAAGTGGTAAAATCCGTGTTGCCGTTGATAACGGTCAGAGCATCGCCTAAGATATGCCATTCAGGGTGACCGCCTGAACACATCTGAATGTCGCAGCTATATGCTTCGTGCCCTTTTGCACGAAATGCCTTGCAGACCTCTTGCGATTCTTCACACGCTATTAATACCTTCATGTTATCCCTCCTCAAACTCAGGACACTCAGTTACAGTGTACGAATGTATCATACCGCCCTTTTGCGCCTTATACATTCTGTGCTGATGTGTTTTCCAACCGACAACAGGCTGTCTGTCTATCGACCAACTGCACCCTGTTATCTGCTCACCTGTCCGCTTGTCACTCTTTGGCACTGCGTGTTTGCAGTACCAACAAAGTGTTGTAGCAGCACTGCATTTTACAGCCTCTATCTTGTCCTTGAATTCTTCGCAGACAGAATGCTGATAGTTGACTACCATTGGTTTTAGGCCGAATTTCATTTGACGAACGCACAGTCCATATTTTCCGTTCTTTCTGCCGCAGTTGTCAGGTGATTTTTCAAAATACTTGCAGCTGGTGCAGAATTTGTTGTTGCCCATGTTATCACTCCAACATCTCTAAGTTTATATATAGAGATAGACTCAGTACAGCTGTAACGATTGTGTCTACACTTCGTGGTTGTACTTCTCCATACATTAAAATCTCAAGTATTTGCCATGATAAGCCGACCAAACTCCATATGCCAACTGCTGTGAGGATTTCTTTAAATATTTTTATTTTACTCATATGTTCCTCCTTTTGTGTTCGATGTGTGAAAGTCTTGCGTTTTATTTGTTATGCCCATTGACAATCATATCCTGCGGTGTTATAATGTATAAAATTTTCAAGAAAGGAGTGATAAAGTGTTACAACTGTTGCAGTCTGTGTGGTCATCAATTAAGATTTTTGCATTTGCCTTTGTGAAGCTCGTTGATACCGTTCCTGTCCTTGGTGGTCTGCTCATAGTATCGATTGCCGTTGGGCTTTATACATTTATCAAGAAACGTTATCGAACATAATCTTATGCCGCCCTACGGGGCGGCTTTTTCTTTATTATCCATAAAATCAAACAACGTTGGTACGTCTATCTTATCTTCTTCCGCTTTGCAGTATCCTACGCCGTCACGGAAATAGTCGGGGTTAAGCTCAATGCCTATTCCATATCGGCCCATTTTAATTGCAGTCATAGGAGTTGAGCCTATTCCACCGAATGGGTCAAGCACAACGTCGCCCTCATTGGAGTACCTGGTGATAAGGCGTTCAATTATATCGAGCTGTAAAGGGCAAACGTGCATTTGCATATCACGTCTACGCTGTTCAGCGTTGAGCGTTCTCATTCGGTTGATATCGTCCCAGACTGTATCGTTCCAGCTCGCAGGGGCGATTACCATAAACGTTGCAGGTAATTTGTTTTCCTTGTCAAGCTTTTCTGCCAGGGCAACGTGTTCGTCATAGTTGTAAACATTGCTCTTTGAAAACTGCGTGTATACCTTTTGAAGCTTGTTCACTGAAACTTCTTTTAACTCGTCCTTTGTCACGAGCCTATCACCGCTGGATCTCCAGTAAGCATGAGCGTCAATCTGCCAACGTCCTCTGCTGTAATCAGCTTTGCTCTTTGTAACAGGCGTGTCTGCATAAGCCTTGCTCGTATCTGTAGGGAGCTTTCTAAAGAGCAGAACATACTCTGGACAGCCCACTCCCATTTTCGAGCCGTCCTTGCACTGTTCTGTCCAGCCAAGGCGGTATGTCTGATTGTTCTCACGAACAACGTCAGTTGTGATTGTAATCCTGCCCATATAGCGGAAGCCGTGTTTCATGTAGTGCATAACAGTCAAGTCGCTGAACGGGTCAACAGTCGGCATTCCGTCGCCTGTTGCATTGCCAAATAAAATTCTGTCCTTAACGTGTATGCAAGCTACTCTGCCAGGTTTCAGCACTCTCAGCAGATTAGGCGTCAAATAGTCCATTTGCTCAAAGAATCTGTCATTATCCTCGTTGTGCCCAAGGTCATTGTAGCTTGGCGTGTACTCATAATGATTGCCGAATGGGATTGAAGTTACTATCTCGTCAACGCTGTTGTCGGGCATTTGTTCAAGCTCCCATATGCAGTCATTGTTTATGTATTTGTAGTGATTGCCCTCTACTACCACTCGTTTCACTCCTATGCTTCTTTTCATTTTGTCAGAGATGTTGTCAACGCTAGACAAGCCGTTTTTGCGGACTATCTCAGCCATTTTCTCAGATTGATAGTCGAAACGTTTCCATTTGTCAAGCAGTTGCTTTTTTATCTCGTCTTCTTCGTCCATGTAGATTATGTCGATTGTCACTTCATCAGTTTGCAGAAACCTATATATGCGGTGAACAGCTTGAATGAAGTCATTAAACTTGTAGTCGATACCGATAAATATTGCCCTATGACAATGTTTCTGAAAGTTACAGCCACTTCCGGAAAGTATCTTCTTTGTCGCAAACAGCTTTATTTTGCCGTTAGCAAAGTCGATAACTCTTCGTTCTCGCAAGTCGATATCCATAGATCCATAGATATCAACAACATTTGGTATCTGTCGCTTTATCTCGTGGCGTTCTTCTTCAAGGTCATGCCAGATAATAAAGCTATCCTCTGGGTTTTCAGCTATTATTTTAGCTGCTTCTGCAACACGCTGAGATATACTTTCACGCTTTATCTTTGCTTCGTCCTGCAAGCTAGCTGTAGCTTCATCGAACAGCTTGCTCTGACCGAACTTATCGACTGACAACTCGTCTTTTCTGACTGCAAGCCTGTGATAGTTGATTTTTAGCTCAGGCAAATCATATCCCTCATCAGAATATGTGGGGTTGACATCTGACGGCTTTGAAACAAATACCGCCCATGAGCTTACCCATAGCCAAAACTCTTCTTCCTTGTGAGGGTACAATGTCAAGTTGTTAGCCTTTGTGCTGTCGCGTTGAAAGAAGCGCGTCAGAGCCTGTCCTGTGTCCATGATTTCAAGATATCCAGCGTAATGGATAAGTTCTTTATACTTGTTAGGATCAGGCGTTGCGGTTGCCACAAGCTTATATGGAACGCCGTTGAACTTCTTTAGAAATTCTTGATAGGTTTTGCTGCCGAAACTTCTCAATACTGCTGCTTCGTCAAGGGAAGTAGCGGTGAAATACTTTACATCAATATCTCCGTCACGGACTCTCTCGTAGTTCGTTATCATGATATCAGCCGAGCATGCTGTAACTTCTGCCATGGTTTTAACATATGTAGGTGCATCATAGCCGAGTATCTCAACAGCGTCATGAACAAACTCTTGCTTAACACCCAGAGGGCATATTATGAGGGCTTTTCCGCCTTCATGAGTTATGACCTGTGTACACCATTCCAGCTGTATAACCGACTTGCCTAGTCCGAACTTGGCAAACACAGCACGCTTGCCACCTTTCACAGCCCACTTAACAATGTCACTCTGGTGGGGCTTGAGTGCCGTGTTTATTTTCTTGTCCGGAACGTCAAAACCGCTGTCGGTAGCAATAGCCATTTTAGATTTCAGAAAATCTAAGTATTTCACCTGTCAAATCTCCTTTCAAACTGTTTTATGCTCTTGAACTTGTTGCAGTTATCGGGAGGGCAGTTTCTTTTCTCACCCGTTGCAAGCAAATATCCGCAACACTTCTCACCATATATTTCAGTCGCATATATGCACTTGCTTGTTTTCTTGCATCTTCCTGTTCTCGTTCTCATTTCTTAGGATCTCCTCTTAGGCCTTCCAAAAATTTCGGAATTCTGTCATCAGCATTCATAAGTCCCTGGATAACGCCTATCATTCGTATAGTCTTGTCAAGCAGCTGTTCCTTTGTCATTCCTCTCAGCTCAGCTGTAGGAGAAATGACCTCGTTTATCTCGTTTGCAATGTGTATCTCTGTCTTGAAGATGTCTTCCCACATCTGCATATTCTTAACACCTGCAAGGTATTTCTTCTTTAATACCGAAGCTTCGTCTTTTGTCACGATAGGAACTTTGTTCTGTATATCAGCGGGGAGCTTGCTTACAAGACAACTCATTTTGTATCTAGCGTACAAGCAGTGCATTTCCTCATAGAACATATTTTCCGACATTGACATATTTTCGGGCAAATCGCCCTCTTCTTTCAAAGCAACGATTTCGATTTGCTTTAATCTTTCATCAGTTGTTGGCATAGTAGTTTCGCCTCCTCAACGGACCTTGCGACCCCAGCAACAAAGCCGAGGTCACGCATACGGTCAATAAATATTTCCTGTTCTTCTCTCAGTTTTCCGTCGGCATTCTTACACTCTATGAATGCCGTTTTTCCACCCTTTGCAAAGCACACCAAATCTGAAAAGCCTTTAGGCAGTCCGTCTACTTTACGAGGATTGAGGAGTACCATTGATTTAAACTCCTTTGAGTAAACCATTTTCCCCTGATAGAATGTGCCTGCATTTGTTCTGAACACAATGCTATCTTTTGAAGATAACGCAAGGCGGATTTCGTTCTGTATCTCGTGTTCTGACTTACTCATTTCTAGGCTCTCCCATAGTAATAGCAGAGTATGAGAAATGTTCCTTAGCCTCTTCATACACCTTGAGCATATCTTCGCTCAGTGTTTCCTTGAATGTATTGGTAAGCATTTCAAATGCCAGTATCCAGAACGGAACGTCATACCGATTGATGTGTGCTTCTTTCATGATCTCGCTAGTGATAATATCAACTGCCTTGAGCGTATTTACGTTGGCATTAGCAAGCGTAATTGCAATTGAATTTGCAGGATTGGTGTCAATACCAATTGCCTGGCTACCTCTCATCATTTAAACCATCCTCTCTGTTTTGCTTGGACATATGCCCATTGTGGCTTATATCCTCTCATTTTTGCAAACGCAAACAGTTCTTGAAGCGTCTTGCAATCCTTTGCGGACTTGTATTCCTTGACTTTGTCATCTGCTTCTCTGCGTTTGCTTTCCTTTATTTCTTCAAGTTCTATCTGCTTGATATTTTTTATTTCCTGCCTGGTCAGTTCCTCAGCCGCTCCACAATATGGACATTTCTTTGCAGACGTTGGTCTATACGTAGCAAAGCATTTTGAACACTGCCGTATCTGTAGCGTGCCGTCTGCGTTATATTCTTTTTCAGGTTTCGGAACGCTGTTTAAGCTCCACTCTCTGTCATCATCAGGCAAGCCGTGTCGCTTGTAGTTGTTGACGTGATCAAGAATTATTGCCGTCTTGCCCTCTTTCGGGCGCATACACCGCATAGATTGCTGGATAAACAGCGTTAAGCTCATTGTCGGTCTTAACAGTATGCAACACTCGCAGTCAGGACAATCAAAGCCCTCTGATATCAAATCAACGTTGCAAAGGATTTTTATTTTTCCTGCTCTGAAATCGTCTGTAATGCGTTCTCGCTCGCTCTTAGGTGTATTGCCGTCAAAGTGTACAGCATTAATTCCAACCGCTCTGAACGCTTCTGCAACGCTCTCAGAGTGCTTAACGGAAGAACAGTAGCATATCGTTTGAAGCCCGTCGGCATATTTGCGGTAGTTGGCTATAACATCGCCAAACACCGCTCTCGTGGAAAGCAACTCAGCTGCTTGCTGTGGGTCAAAGTCCTTGCCCTTGCGTTTGAGTGCCGATAGGTCAGCTACGCTCGGCGCAAAGTACCTATAAGGGGATAAATATCCCTGAGCAATAAGCTCTTTGGCGGTAATGCCTACCACCATATCGTCAAAGCAATCTTTAAGTGGCTTGCCGTCAAGTCTGCTTGGCGTTGCGGTCAGCCCAACTACGAATGCCTTTGGAAAGCGTTCAAGTATTCTCTGATACGTCCTAGCCGTTATATGGTGGCACTCGTCAATGACAATGAAGTCAGGTGCTTTGTACTGTTTTGGGTGCTTGTCAAGAGCATTTGCAAGTGTAGCGACCATGCCCACAAGAATTGTGTTGCGCTGAATACCAAAGCGGTCAAATGTTGCTATGGTTTGATCGAGCAGTTCTTTTCTGTGTACCAAAAACCACACTGTGTTGCCCTTGTCCTGCGACTTGTCAGCCATATATGCGAATATGGCTGTCTTGCCAGAGCCTAACCGCAGGGCGCAACTGCGCAAATGCGCTTCCGCCCTGTACTCATAAGCCTCCTTACTTCATTAATAATTTTGTCTTGATAGTTTCTTAAAGTTAGCATTGTGTTCACATCAGAACGGTACATCGTCGTCATTGAATATTTCCTCAAATCCGTCAATACCAAGACTCTGCATTGCAGGTGAGTTATTCTGACTTGGTGCAGGCTGATTTTGTGGCGGCGTATTCTGCTGTGGCACGCTCTGTGACGAAGCTGAACTGTTTTCACCCTGCTTTGGCTCACCTGTGAATGAAACGTTATCAACGTAAACTTCTGTCACATAGTGCTTTGTGCCGTTTTTATCATCGTATGTACGGCTTCTCAGCTGTCCCTCAAGGGCTATCATTCTACCCTTGCCGAAATAGTTATTGATAAATTCAGCAGTCTTTCTCCATGCAACGCAGGTGATAAAGTCAGTTTGTTTCTCTTCTCTCTGCTTGTTGTAGTTCCTGTCAACAGCGACGTTAAATGACAGCACTGCTGTTCCGTTTGTTGTTTGCTTGAGTTCAAGCTCCTGGGTAATTCTACCCATTAAAATAACTTTGTTAAGCATTTGTATCCTCCAATCTTCCGCGCAAGTGTTTAATAGTCTGCATATACTTTTTGCTATGACGCTTGCAAAAAGAAATTTCATAAATGATTACATATCCTGCAAACTCATTCCCCAAAAAGCTACCAAAAGTTGACGCTCTTTCTATGTGGCATATTTTTGCACCTGCACCAATTAGCTGCTTGAGGTTGTGTCCAAGTGTTGTCGCGATACACGATATCAGCAAGACTTCCTGCTTTCTCATATGCCGTCCTCCAAATCTCTTGCGTCAACTATTCTGTCAAGTATCTTGGTGTCCTTACACCAATCACACCTCTCACACCTTTCGGCTGGTTCTTCGACTGTTTTCAACCTTGAAAAGTGTGGTGTGCGTTCTTCAACAAACGCAAGTTTTTCGTCAAGCCATTCTTGTGGAACCGCAAACACATTAAAATCTGTGTGCTTTTCTTTTGTTGCGGCGGCTATGAAGAACGGCAGCTTTTTACCAGTATTGATCTCTACGATCTTTTGGTAGATCGCTCCCTGAATGTCATATCCCCAGTATCGAATGAAGCTCTGTCTCTGTTTCTCTGTATCGTTCCAAAGCTTTTCAAAGTCCTTGACGACCTTTAGGTCAACGATTGCCTTGTCAGGGTGATAGCTGTCTATCTTTATCTTGTATGGCACATCTGCGATTTTACCCGTCATAATGACCTGCTTTTCGCCTGCCATATACTTCATGAACAGCTTGTCATTCTCCACACGCTGGATAATACTCTCAGCCTGTACATAATCAGCCTTAAGCGTTCCGTCACGCTTAAACAACTCTGGGTGCTGAGCCTTGAAAACGTCAAGCGTTCCCTCAAAGTGAGCGTCAACGTATGAGCCTACGAGCAGAGCAGTTGAACTGTCACGCTTGTAATCACCAGCGATATCCGCAAGCGTTCTTTCCTCACAGTCGCAGAAGCTCTTGAACTGTGAGCAGCTCATGTACTCAAGGTTAGCTTGCTGGGAGAAGTAGTTCTCACTTGTAAGCTGTATCACAGATATGTCACCTCCAGATCATCGCTGTCCGTTGTGCGAGTTGCGATAAACTGCAAGCCCTTTTCCTTGCACTTCTCATAAAGTTCAAGTCTGTTCTTTTCTGAAAGCTTCTCAGCTCCGTCAATCAGAATTATCTGTAGGCTGTTAGGCTTGCTGAGGGCAACATCAACGCAAAGCTGTAACTGTTCGCCCTCTGACAGATTGCTGACGGGAAGTCCATTTATGAGAGGTATGCCGTCTTTAACTGTCAACCCCTTAACGGGTATTGTTGCTGTCTTAAGTATCTCGCCCGGAAGCTCTCTTGCAAGCTCAATCTTGCTTGTGAGCGCCTTAGAATGTTCTTCGAGCGTTTCAAGCTCGTCCTGCATCGACTTCATACGTTTGTATTCGTTGAGGTGCTTTTTCATTTCCTCAGCTGTCTTGACCTCAGCTTGCATTGCAGATATGTTAACAAGCTGCTTACCTGTGTATTCATCGGCTACCTTGATGTCGCTGTCAAGCTTTGCGACTTTCTCTCTGTATTCGCTTTCAAAAATCTTAGTCTTGTCTGCTATCTTGTCTGAAAGCGAGTTGAGCTTGTCCTCAGCCGCCTTGATTTCGGCTTTCTTGCGCTCAATTTCGCTAGTAAGCTGTTCACGTTCTGCTGCGATAGCAGATTTCAGATTGCTTACTGCTATTTCCATTTCAGCCTGATAACCTCTGACTTTGTTGTCATAGCTATCTTTGAAAAGCTTCGCCCTCTCGATACGAGAGTTGTATTCCTGAGCCTTTGTTATCTTCGTATAGGCTTCGGATAGGTCATATGTTTCCCACTTTTCAGCCTGGAAGCCCTGCGGGATATCCTTTGCTATATCAGATATAAACGCTGTTTTGTTGCGTATTTCTCTATTAATATCCTGCCTTGTCTGGAAGTAAACGCCCTTTTCAGACTGAATGTCGTTTAGGACTTGTAGTATATTCTGCTGATAATCAACACCTTGCGGAATTTCACCAAACTTCTCCTTTATCCAATTCAAATCCCAATTGAACTCAATGAGGTCAAGGATAATTCTGTTCTGTTCCTGCCTTGACATCTGTGTAAACTTAACAGGGTCAATCTGTAGCGGCGTGAACAGCTCTCTGACAAATGCTTCTGGACTTTGAACAGGCTTGCCGTCCTGTCTGATGTTCTTGTAATCCGCCTGATTGACACGCTTCTTGCGGTCAATAGTGAGACCTGTGTCGGTCTCAATGAAGATTTCACCTTCGCTTTCGCCGTTCTTAATGACATAATCACGGCTGCTGTCATTGGTGAGAGCGTACTTTATGCTGTCGATTATAGATGTCTTACCTACGCCGTTTGAGCCGGTAACTTCTATTGAGCGTCCGTCCAGTTCTGTTTCAGAAATGCCGAACAAGTTCTTGATATGAATTTTTGTTGTTTTCATTTACAGTACATCCTCCACTTCTCTTACCGCAGGCTTTGAAGAGTCCTCAACTTCGCCTTCGACCTGCACACCCATAAGCGTTTCAGGGCAGTGAACCCTTGCGAAAAATGATGCTGCACGATATGCTAACATCTGTTCGGGCATATTTCTCCATTTTGAATTGGAAGTCCACCCCTCTGCTTTTGCCATAGCCATTGTGACTGTCGTTCCCTCAAGTACATCTCCGTCTTTGTCAGTTGCCTTGACGTAACAGCCTCTGTCGTCAGTACCTTTTGTGCCGACGTAAATAACCTTTACGTCTGTAAATTTTGCTCGGATAAAGCTCAGGCAAGCTTGCCCGCTCCAACTTGGCTTGCCTTTGACCACGAACATTGACTGCATGACCATCATCGGGCTTACGCCCATACGATTAGCCATGTCAATGGCTATTGCGGTATCAGCGACCTTACCCTTGTACGCCTGCGGTATGATATCCGCTTTGCACAGTTCGCTCGCCATTTTGAAATACCGGCGGAAGTCTGAGATTATTCCCGTGTCAGTATGCGATGCGAGCTGTGTCTGTGTCTGCGTAGGTATCTGTCTGATTTCCGCCTGGTTTATGTCGATGATTTCATCCATTATATTTCTCCTCTCTTATCATGCTGAAAATATCTGCATGGATAAAGCCTGCTACTTTCCCAGCAGCTTTTTAAGTGCTTGCAGTCAAGACAAGAGTAGTTAGTCACTTTGCTCACCTTTCAGCTTTTTGATGACATCAAGCACCGCATCTGCATAGCCAATTTGATAATCGGCGTTGCGATTTTGGGCAACTGTGCACAAACCCTCTTGACAAATGTCAAGCAGTGTGCTATCGTTAAGGTGTATGTTATCGGTATCTTTTGATACCTCCGAGCTTGTGCCTGTTGCCGCAGGTGCAGGCTCGGTTTTTGTGTTGTTTGCTATGTATTCTGAAAATTTTATGACACATTTTTCAAATCCTGCTCCTAAAACTATAAACGGGCAGGTTTGGCAACTATTTGCTGTGCAGCAAAGTGCCGCCTCTACGACTTCCTCGTCTGTGAATCTCTTATCCATTCCCAATCTCCTCCCATTCAAAACGACCTTTGCCGCTGTTTCTCCACTGACCGATACCTCTCAGCCTGCCATAGTCCAGCCACTCTCTTACGGCTGTTTCCATATCGTCTTTCAGTATAACGATTGTAAACTCGACTGTCGCTCCTGCAGGTACTGTCTCGGAATGTGCCAGTGCGACACGTTCACCCTGCGGTGTGCTTGCTCTGAGCGGCCTCTGACATTCACCCATACCGCCCTTGAATTCGTATGGGATTTTTCTTTCCTCAATGAAAACAAGTCCGTCAATCTCTTTCTTGTACGCCTTGATTTTGGAACTTGCGGTGCCTGACACCTTTTTCAACACTCCACAAGCGTCCTTGAAGAATCCTTTTACCTGATAATCCCATAGAAATGGTGTGCCGTCTTCCAATGTTGGGAATATCGTCATAGATTTTTCGACCACTTCCGCTACGCCCAGTGCGGCTATCTCTTCTTCACGGCTTTTTGCGTCGGGCGCCTTCGACGCAATATATTCATCATGGATCGTTGTCGTCGAATTTGCCGTTCCCAGAATTTCCTCTGTGAACGTCAGTTTTACTTTGATTTTTTTCATGTTTTCCATTTTTTTGACCTCCGTTAAATGTTAAAATTTTTTTCCTTTGCGTGACAAATCTTTGCTAGACCCTTGCGCCGCTATGCTGTTCAATGCCGTTGCTATTCCGTTGCTGTGTCATGCATGGCCGCACCGTGCATAGCAATGCCATGGCTAATCATAGCCGCACTACGCTGTACTTAGCCCTAGCGTGTCAATCCTTTGCCAGGCCATTGCGTTTCATCGAATAGCGTTTCCACGAATTGCATTTCCTTTGCATAACGCCGCCACTCTGTACGCTGCAATGCCTTTGCCTCTCGTTGCGTGTCAAAACTTTGCCAGGCCATTGCGTTTCATCGAATAGCGTTTCCACGAATTGCATTTCCTTTGCATAACGCCGCCACTCTGTACGCTGCAATGCCTTTGCCTCTCGTTGCGTGTCAAAACTTTGCCTCACCTTTGCTTGTCAGAACTTAGCTATGCCTTTGCTTATCGACGCTAGGCCGTTGCTTTGCTGTTCAAATCAACACCTTCGCAGTTCGCAGCCGTTCACAGGTTCGCTTTGCCGTAGCCATAACCAATGCTATTCATAGCAAATCCGTTGCATTGCGAATCTAAACTCTGCCGTTGCTGTTTTCGTCGTCGCTGTCATCATCATAGTCGTGTTCCCATTTGTGCTGGTCTATGATACATGCGATGAACAGTATCACAGCATAGAAAACTGTCAGTATCACGATCGTTGCGCCTATTATGCAGGCTATAAACATACCCTCTGACACTTTACCACTTTCCTTTCGTCTGTATTTCGACTTTCACCACTGGTCTTGCGGTTTCCTTGATTGCCTTCTCCAGCTCCTCACGGATTGCGGTTTCTGCTGTCTCCTTAATATTGCGGTATAGTCCATATACCGCCAGTGCGAATAGCGCCACACATAACGCTATTGCAGCCACGAATCTGATGATCTCCAGCGTTGCTATCATCTCGTTCATCTTCTTGCACTCCTTTCTTTGCAGTACCTGTCGAAAACTTCGGCAGGGTCTATTCCTATGATTTTGCAATACAAGTAGATTTCGTTTACTTGCATTGAGCCAAACTGCTTTTCTCGCTGGCTTAACGCTGACTGCGTAATACCTGCACGTTTGGCTGCCTTTTCTTGTGTGAGACCTTTCTCGGCTCTTGCAGATTTTAACACTCGTGACATCACATCATCTGCTGTTATTTTCTTTGCTGGCATTATCATCACCCTTTGTATCTTGCCGCAGCAAAGTCAATACACATTTCCGCAACATATCTCAGTGACGTTTTGCTTTTGAATGCAAGTTCACGGAGCATTGTGTAATAATCTTCACCGATCTGAATGACCTTTGTCGGTTGCTTTTCCTCGGGGAAAATGTAGAATGTGTCTGATGTGTCGTCAAAGATTTCTTTTGCTTGTGGTATCTCAACACCGAGAAGTTCACAAAGCTTGAGTTCCGTTGCCTTGTCCTTTATCGTTGAGCCGTTTATCCAACGATAAATGCTTCTCACGTTTACGCCACACAGCTTAGCAAATTCCTTGTAAGTTACGTGATTGTCCTGACAATAGTGGACAATAAGCTTGCCGTACATTGTTCTCCCTCTCCTCTCTAAAGCTCTATGTGCAGAGCCGCTGAAATAGCTTTCGCCACGTTATCTGAGCGATCTCGGCTATCTGTGTTACTCATGAACACGTTTATTGTGTTCTCACTGTAACCGGTAAGCTTTGCGAGATCCTTTCTCGTCATGCGACGAAGCTTAAGTTCTGCATAGACTTTTGCAACGAAATTTTGATAATTCACTTTATCACCTCCGATATTGGCTTGTTGAGTTTTAACGAAATGAAAATTTCATTTTCATTTTTTAGCCTGTTAGCAAGGGCTTTCTGTTCGTCAGTTTCAGGGTTTTTAAGCTGCCATTCTTCAAAAGCGGTGTATCCATGTTTCTTTAGAATATTGCATACCGTTGTTTTACCAGTTGCGCCTTGCTTGCCCGAAACAATGATAGGGATATCCCTCATTGCAATTATGAAATCTTTCTCAAAGTATCTTGCCAACACATACTCAATGCTGTTAATTTTCAAACTTTGTTCACCTCCAAAACACATAAATTTTGTAAAAGAACCTTGACAAATTAGATAAAAAGAGCTATTATATAAGTGCGACCAAATATAATATAAACGAGCTATTTTGAAAATTGGGATTTTCAATATGGCTTGGTTTTGTGTTGTCTTTTTTGTATAATTTCTTTTACAAACTTATTATACATTCACAAAGTGCGTTTGTCAATAATAAAATGCACTTTATGAATGTTTTTGTAGCATATTACAAACTTTTAATCATTAATATGTTAGTTTTATACAAAAGAAATAGTGATTTTAAGGAGAATAGTTATGTTTTACGATACGCTAAATGCACTTTGCGAAGAACGAGGTTTAAAACTTACCAATGTTATTAATGAACTTGGTTTTTCGAGTGGAAACCTTTCACGTTGGAAAAGTGGTATTACTCCCAAGGGAGCAACAATAACCAAGCTCGCTAATTACTTTGGCGTTTCTACCGATTATCTTTTAACAGGCAAAGAAAAAACCTCTGCAGGCATTGAGCTGTCCGCAGAGGAAATAAAAATTATTGAATTAATCAGAAGTCTTTCAGACGAGAAAAAGGAAATTTTCAAGAAATTTTTAAATTCACTTTAAATGGGAGGTGTAGTCATGCTCCAAACAATACTTGTGTTGCTTATCATTGTTGCGGCGTTTGCGTTGACAATGGTAATTTTAAAAGTGCAGGAAAGACACATCAGAGAAGACGGGGCAAATTACGAAGAATATGTTTACAAACGTGATCTTCGTAAGAATAAGAATGAGCAAATTGCCGCAATTGTATTGTTTATAATAGCCTGCGTAGCAACTATAGCTATATCTATGATTGTTGCAATAAATGCATAAAACAATACAAAGAAAGGATAGATAAATATGCTTTGGTGGTTAGGTCTTTTTGTAGCACTTATAATTGTTGTCAGTATCATTATGTATTTTGACGACGATGCCAGGGAACAAAGGAAGAAAAGAAAGCTCGCTCAAATTGCCGAGCGAGAACAAGAAATCGAATTTAAGAACAAGTACAAATGTAAAAAGTCATATACTCTCGAACACTTATATGGTTTAAGCATACCACAAGGTGCAGAATGCGGCGTTTGGATATGCAGTAAGCAGTTAGTAATGTATTACGGTGCACCAATAACGCTGTTTTATAGTAAAATAATAAAAGCTGAAATACTTGACCAAACTCAATTCAAAAAGCATTATCTTGACAATGCCACAGGAGCGATTGCCGGAGGAATGCTTTTGGGAGCAGCTGGTGCTTTGTTGGGCGGCGGCACAAAGACTATAACAGAGTCGGATAAAAAATACATACTAGCTATCACTTATAAGAGCGATGATGAAATAAAATATATACTGTTTGATGTAACAGCAAATAAGGTTACTGCCAAAAACGTGATAGCCGATATAAATTATAGACGAACGAAAATAGTCGAGAATAAAAAGCCAAAGGAGAAAAATTTATGAAGAAAGTTATCGCAAGTCTTGTAGCTATTATAATGTTAACGAGCTTTGCAGCTTGCAGTGACAGTGGCGAGAATAATAATAGTACGACAGCGTCAACTGCAGCCGAAACTACTACGACGACAGCTATCACCGCAGAGTCAACAACAACAACTACTGTCACTACTACTGCAGAAATTACAACAGCTGAGACTTCATCAGTTACAGAAACAAATGATATGGAGTTTTTAGGTGATTATTCAACTGACGATGGAATTTACGTAAAGGCGTATTCAAATAGTTCAAATAGTATTCAATTCAACGTAAGTCTCCCAAACGATACAGCAGACAACAATATGCAACGATTTGAAACAACGAGTTCTGGCATTTGTGATGGTATGGTTGGCGAATATGGTGCTCCAGATTATATAGATTGGTGGGTCTTCTGCGATAACAAAGTAGTTTTTGCTACGAAAAGTGAAAAACAAGCGGACGGTACATATTCATTCAGCGGTGTGTCATGTGCGGATAGCAAATATCAAGCAGCGATTGATGATTTTAAAAATAAATACGTAAAATAAAAAAGCCAACTCAAATGAGTTAGCTCAGAACTATGTATCTTTTGTTTGTTTTTGCTTTAGACCCTCTCCTTGTTCCTTGGCGAGTTCAACTAATTTATTTAGCGCCTTTTCTAACCCGTCAGGGGATAAGGATCTCAGCTTTTCAATCAGTTCTAGCTCTTCGTCTGTTATCTTCATATTAGACCATTCCTTTCCCTTTTCACATAATTATACAATAAGACCAATATATTGGCAATAAAATTCCACTAAACAGGAATTTATTTGTGAATTACGACCAAATCTGCAAGTTCGCATTTGAAGAAAATTACCAAAAGCACTATGGTGTCTATTCTTGGTACACTTTCACCTGTTTCGATTTTCGACAGAGCGGATTTGCTAACACCTGTTCTTTCCGCAAGCTCAACAAGAGTTAGACGTGCTCTCTTTCGCAATTCTTTCAGTTTAATTTCGTAGAGTGGCATTTTATATCACCTCGGGGTTAGCATACCCAAAGCTGATATAATTATTATAGAACATTTGTTCGATATATCTAGTATATCCTATATTACGACGATTGTCAATAGGAAATTTAAACCTGTCCGCATTTTTGTACTATATAGAAGAAGGAGCATAACCATGGGATTACGTTTTAAAAAATCAATAAAACTCGGCGGCGGTGCGAGATTAAACATCGGTAAAAAATCTGTCGGTTTTAGCGTCGGTGGAAAGGGCGCACGATACACTGTCAACAGCTCAGGGCGGCGCACAAAGTCTGTCGGTATACCAGGCACAGGGCTGTCGTATGTGTCAACATCAGGCGGCAGGAAATCGTCAAGCCGTATGTCTCACGGCCGTAAAGCAGGAGGCACAAAGCGCAGGCTACGAGCCTGGTAAGGTATGTGGTGGGTAAACATACCACAATAAAAAAGCCCCCACAGAGCGACCTGTGAGGGCGTGTACAACACCGACAAACCACAGCAAATGGACAGTAGGGTAGTACCCTATTATCTTAACATAAAATTTAGAAACTGTCAAGAGATAAAGGAGGAATTTTACATGGCAACAGCAAAAAAACTGCCTAGCGGAAACTATCGCGTTAGGGCATATGACAAAGCAACAGGGAAGTACAGGTCATTTACTGCCAAAACCAAAAAAGAAGCCGAGCTAATGGCGGCAGAGTGGCTGAACAGTACTCAACAAAGCGAGGACGAAAAAACGTTTCAGCAAGCTGCAGAAGAATACATTGAGATTAAAACACCTGTTCTGTCGCCTACCACGATACATGAATACAAATCGGAACTCAGAAACCATTTTGACAGATTTGCAAATATGCGGTTAAATGATATTACGCCACAACTTGTGCAAGATTGGGTGAACAGCATTGCTGTCGTAAGGTCCGCGAAAACTGTAAGAAATGTATATGGCTTCTTCACAGCGGTAATGACCTATCATGATATTGATATAAAATTGGGCAAAATACGCCTGCCACAAAAAACTAGAACGTTTAAAAGCTTGCCTGACGCCGAAACAATTATTGAACTGTTTCGTGGCACAGATATTGAAATACCAGTGTTACTTGCAGTATGGGGCGGATTGCGAATGTCAGAGATACAGGGAATACGCCGCAAGGATATAGCTGGAGATATCTTAACGCTGTCACAGGTGCGCGTTATGGTTGGCAATAAGCTGACAGTAAAGAAACAAGCAAAAACATACAAAAGTAATCGGCAAGTAAAGCTCGGCAAGCCGCTTGTTGAGTTGATTGACGCATTGGAGCTAAATCCTGATGACTATGTCGTGCAGTACAATCCTAAGCGAATATATGACAAGCTCGTAAAAATTACAAGGTCATCAGGGTATTGCATTACTTTTCATGACCTTAGACACATCAGTGCAAGCGTTATGGCGAAGCTGAATATTCCCGATATATACGCAATGGAGCGGGGAGGTTGGAGTAATACCAGCACACTAAGGTCAGTTTATCAGCAGACTTTCGATGATGATCGTCAACGTGTCGATAAGGTCATCGACGAATATTTCCAAAGCATATATGACACAAAACATGACACGAGAAATGCAAAATAGCGTAAAATCGTGCATTGAAAGCTGATTATAGCAGGTTCAAGTCCTGTCACCCGCACCATATTGGTGCAATGAAATAGATATTGTGCCCGAAAAGCTCGCATTTGCGAGCTTTTTTGCGTTTTGAGAGTAAAAATTTCAGGTGTAAAACCGTAGATGCTTTTCACTGGTTTTCACAAAAAAGGGAGTCGAACCCTACACAACAAAAAAATATCTAACATATGGATGATATCGGCACTTTGCATTGTATCTTTGACAACGGGAGAACGCTCGGAGTTATCCCTGGTGTGGACGATTTCCATATCGTAAGTGAAGATAGTGAGCAAACAGAAGATGAAGAAATGAATATATCAATGTGACGGTCAAGTTTTGAAAAAAAGCTTGACCGTTTTTTTGTTGAAAAAATCGGAAACCTGCTAAGAAAAATCAATAGGCAAAATGAACAAAGTTGAGAAAAGAAGCA